CCAACTCTCTACTACTGTGTACGGTTGTCCCGGTTCGGGAGAGTCTCCAAAGATAATATTCATCATAGCTTGATGCTCAAGTGGGGTCGGACAGTTTGTGCGTGAACGTGGCGGGATAAAAGGACCCGGAACTCTACAGTTAAACATCCAGCCCCAGTTAAAAGCGAGTCCTACACTAGAGTTTGCTACATTGCTCTTCCATGTTGGAATGTGAACTTCACTTACATCTTGTCCATCAAGAGAGTTTATATTTGCTGCAAAATCAAATGTACCGTGATGAGCCTCAAATAAAACTCCAGCTTGTGGGTGTGATGGAAACTCGTGAGAGTTTTCCGGGTTGTTAACTATATAGTAATCATTTCTATCACAAGTAGCTCTTAGCTCATCGTACAGTACATTCCAAGCAGACACGGTTAGATTATGCTCTAACATTGGAGACATATAGAACCGCACATCTGAGTATTGGTCCATCCGAACACAAAATGCTCCAATCCAAACTCTGTATGGAGCTAGAATAGATTCATCCCGGTTAGTAACAGCTTCATTAAATGATTGAACTGTATGACCGTACCCAATCTCGTATGGTTGTAGCTGAGAGTTTCTAAGGCCCGGACCATTTAACCCCAAGTGAATACGTATATGACTTACTTTTCCACTTCCAAGAGCTAAATCAACTGGAGACATCGAATCACCAAATGAGTTTGCGAGCATCCCAACCGGGATTCTTGTACCAACTGGTATTAGCTCTAGAGCAGCTCCTAGATTAAAAGATGGGTGCTGCAAAGCTAGCCAGTCTTGCCCATACTCGGCAATAGTTGGTAAGTCCGGCTTTGTTGGAGCTGGTGCCGGGTCGCTCCCTTTAAACCAAGAGCACCCTACAACGTGTGAGAGAAAGTATAAAAAGAGAATTAAAAGTATTAACCGGAAGATAAATTGCACCGGAGAGAGCTCTTTGTCATTTCTTTTACCTTCTACAATACTTTGAACCGGGTCGTAAAATGGATCACCACTCATATACTACACTCCATAATCTAACTGATTTGGTTTAATATTTTTTAAGAACTTATCTGTCTCTTCTTTTGAGCGCTCTTGTGGTGCGTCTGGGCTATCCGGGTTAGCTAAAAGAGTCTTAAACTCAGCAGCACGTTTGATGACTGCTTTTGTTACTTTCTCGTCAATACTATCTTTAACAACAAAAGAGTAAATTATTACTGGCTTTGTCTGTCCTCGTCTGTGACTTCTATTTGTTGCTTGAGCAACCACTGCCGGGCTCCAGTCATACTCAGCTAAAAGAACAACACAAGCTCTAGTAAGAGTGATACCTTCTCCAGCTGCTCTTAGATTACCGATAAATAAATCAGTCTCTCCAGATTGAAGCTTTTCTACCTCTTTAAATCGTGCAGTGTTAGCAGTTGCTCCAGTTATGATTGCCGGATTATACTTTTTTAATCCTTTAGCAAGAAGTGCAATAAGACTCGTATGATGAGCAAATATAGTACACGGTATGCCAGCTTCTAGCTGTTCTTTTGCAAACTCTATAACAGCCGGTGCTTTTAGTAGCCCTTGCTCTTTTCTATGTGTTGCAGCTGCTTTTGGAACTATTAACTCTTTTCCCTCATCTAACTGAGCAAGTACACGTTCAATATCTGCTAGTAGCTCTGCTTGACTTACCTTAGCTTTCTCTTTTAGAGATAGCTCTTTTGGTAAGTAAATTGTCTGCCAAGTTTTTGGTGGTAATTCTTTTGCAAGCTCTTCTTCAGTTATAGCTGTAAAGAAATTGTCATACATTATCTTGTTTAGAATTTCCTCGTTCTTAGTTCCGGTATAGATAATGCCAAATCCGTTAGATTTCTTATTTGAAAAGTACTCTACAAAATTATAATAGTTCTGAAACTTAGAAGAGAACTTGCCTAAGTCTATTCCTTGGAGCATTTTATTTACCCACGGATAGATATCAGATGTACCAATCCTGTACGGTGTACCAGAAAGAGCTATTTTATACTTTGCAAAGTCCCAGATGCTGTGAGTTTTCACACCGGCACGGCGGCGAGCACCTAAATCACCTAACATAGATCTAGTTCTCTTTGCTTTTCTATTCTTATAAGCGTGTGCTTCATCTACAATTAAGCAGTCATAGAAGTTAGAAGTGAGAACTGAAAACGTTTTCTCTCTATGAATCGCGTCATGACCGCAGATAACTATAACTGGAGATACTGAACTATCGTTGTGAGCTCTGTTTACTTTATCTACTACTTTCTTATTAAAGTGAGCACCTTTTGAGCATACAATAACTTCATACTCTCTTGTTGCCCACTCTTTAATCTCAGCTTCCCAGGTTAACCGCACCGATGCCGGACACACTATTAATACTGTCCTAAAGCGCATAAAGTCTATAACAGCAATAGATTGAATAGTTTTACCTGCTCCCATGTAGTCACCTACATACGCACAGTTGTTTGGATTGTCCCTAAGAAACCCCAGTGCATTCTTAATTGAGCGCTTTTGAATTGGGAAGAGATGGCCCGGAAGGCCTTTCTTTGGTTTCTTCTTACCTATAGTTGCAGAGTCAGAATTGTTTGGCATGGTTTTAGTATACTACATAGATAAGTATAGAGTCAAACAAAATATATGATAGTGTAGAACTCGGTAATGCTAACGATTATTCTTAATTGTTTACTCTTTTTAGTATACGTTGTAAATCTTGAAATTGGTCGGCTCGGTCTCAGCTGACCCGGCTAGCCCAACAAACACTATAGCGAACACTTTCACTCTAGAGGTACCTCACAGATGTCAGCAAAAGAATTTGTCCGATTTAATCTAGACGATACACGCACTTATATAAATTACATATCACATCAACCTTACAAGCTAAAACAGAACCGGACAATATTTACTTTTATGCTTGTGCTTGAGCGGTTGATAGGATCCGGCCCGGAGAGTACCCCGGACAGCTACATTCTACAACGTGAGATGGTTCCAGCTCACCACACTCTTCACGTAAAATATAAAGACATCTATAAGTTCTTAAAAGTTCTGTACTTAAAGCTTAGAGCCAAACAAAATGGTGAAATTGGAGGTAGTCGAATAGTCGCACCGGGTAGTGTGGTTTCAGAGAAAGACTTTAAGATTACAAACAGTATCTACAGTGTTCACAACACATTGAACCTATGCACACTTGGAGCAGGAAGACGTAAAGAGCACATGATTTCTCCAAGAGTGCTTGTAGTTGACTTAGACTTTGGAACTACAAAAGAGAACGCTCTGTACTTAGCAGCTCAAGAGAACGCTTCACTGGTAGTAGAATCTAGACCGGGCAGATTCCACATCTATTGGCAAATTTCAGAGAATGTAAGTTTAGATAGCTGGTCAAAGTTTCAACTGGCTCTCGCTCATAAACTAGGGGGAGATACTAACTTACGTAATATTACAAGCATGTTGCGTGTTCCAGGGTTCCAGCGGTTTTTACCGGATGGGTCAGTTTATACTCCAAACATAATATTTAAAGAGAAGTCACCAGATGTGTACTCTTTAGATGATATGTATAGCGTATGGCCGGACGTAGATGAGCTCTATCAATCCGGGCTAGATGAATTAAGAGCTGTGTACGATGAGCAGAAAAAGGCAGCTCAACAAGTATTTGCTGAAATTCAAAAAAGTGGGGCCAGTGGAGTTAAAGCTGATGGTATACCCGGACTACCAACGAGTTCTAGCTTTACTTCAACAGTTCATAAGTACGGAAGAAACCAGGCACTCTACTCTATTTTAAAACTTACCGGCTACAAAGCTTACCGAGACACCTATCAATTTAAGAAACCAGACGACTTTATACGTCTACTTGCAGCTCAAGCGCAGTTAATTAATGAGAAGTTTCAAGAGTCATTAGAAGAGAGAGAAGTTTTAGAGATTGTTTCAAAGCTAAGTGTAAAGGTCCCAAAGATGTACCAAGCAGAAGTAGAACAAGAAAAGCAAGCAGTTGATGAAGCGGCAAAATTACTGGTTCGTAGAGATGTAGAAGACACTAAGATTGGTAAAGATGTAACAACTACTCTTCCGATGGCTCCGGTAGCTGTTACGGTAACGAGTGTGTCGTCCAATCAACCCGGAGAGATACAACCCGGAGAGAAGCAAGCAAGTCAACCCAGAGTAGAGCCTTCTGACCCAGACATACCGGACAACTTACTTGACTTAGCGGTTCAGTTTGCTGAGTACATCTATAACAAACATAACGAGCAACTAAGTAAGATTTTTAAAGTAGCTTTTAAATCAAAAAACTACATACCACTTTGTGACTTAATTTTCAGATACTACCATCTACTTGGTAAAATAAAAGCAAGCGGAGCTTCAGTCTCTCTAGCCGGACAAAGTAAATGGGGAGAATCTATCTATGAAGTACGCTCTTTAAACCGAGATGAATTCTCAGGACTTGTAAGTAGAATTGCATTTAAGTGGGCAAGTCTCTTTCTATCCGATAAGCGCACAAAGATTATAGATAAGATGCCTAAAAGCTCTGAGTTTAAAGCAATAGCTGACATATCTCATACAGTTTTAGTTACTTTACCGGTAGTTAAAAGACAGCATCCAATGTTTATAGTGTACCAAAACGGTGTGCTTAACGTGGCTTTACGAGAATTCACACCGGACAAGCTAGCGGCTCTAAAACATTCAAACCCAATTCACGCTCGTTTTATTCCAGAAGTGTTAAATGTTGCCAGAGAGCATCGGGACGTTCCAGCCAGTGAACTTGTTAGGATTCTTTGTCCAGTAACTTATCGGTACATGAATGATTGGTTCCCAGGCGACCCGGCAACAATAGACTTACTGCTGCGGTTTATTGGGTATTCTATGACTACGAACACCACAAAGCAAAAGTTTTTATTCTTCTTTGGACCGGGTGGGAGTGGTAAAGGGTCTATAGTTCAGATGATTGAAGCAATTTTAGGGCAGTCTAATTGTGCTGGAGTTGAGTACAAAGGATTAGATAGTCCGTATAAAGTAAGTGAGTTTGTCGATAAACTTCTAATTAGCATCGATGAGGTAGAAGGTACTAAGAAGGAACACGAGCGGCGGTTAAGTTTAGTTAAACAGATTACGGGGGGTGGAATGATGCAGATTGAGCGAAAGTACGCTCACCCGTACAATGACCACATCACCGGAAAGTTAGTACTGCAATCAAATGAGCTCTTAGAATACCAGGATAAGGGAGGTAGTATTACCGGGAGGATGATACCAGTAGGGTTTGAGCAGAGATTTAGAGGAAGCAGTGTAGCAGAGCAATTAGAGAAAGAGCCGATTACCGGCATGATTGAGGCTAGGTCTGAATTCCGGCTAAGTAAGAGTACGAAAAGCAAGCAGAGCCAGCTGGTTGAAGGTGTTGAGCGCCCGGAAGATGCTAAGGATGCCGGGTACAGTTTGATTATAGAACACGAGTTGAATATACTAGCTACTCTGGCGGGTTTGAGTTGGATGAAAAGTTTACGGCAAAATGCCGGGCTGACTCTACCGCTGATGGGTAGCGATGAGTTTGCTAAGGTAGGGAAGTTATCGGCAGAAGCACGGCAAGCGAGACTGAAAGCTAAACCTCAGTCGGCAGCTCTTGGAGTAGGAGTAAATAAGATGAAAGGAACTTTGAACCCTATAGAGTACGCACTGCTAGCGTTTACTGAGTATTCTAGAGGCATGACATGCCGTAATAAGGATTTGGTAGCTCTCTGTTACCTGGTAGGGATACTTGGGAATGACGACTGGAGTGGGACTACTAACCGGGCTAAATTAGATAACCTGTTTGGTGAACATAATAGCGGCAGCAGCAACCAACGCAGACTGAAGCAGCTGTTTGAGTACGAGTTTAAATATCTGTACCGAGGTGAAATGTCTATTAGTTACCAGAGAGTTAGAGGGATTAAGGGGAGTGAGAACGCGGAAGGTAGAGAGAGGGTGTGGGGTAACGTATGGATAAACTTTACTAAGCTATACAGTCAGTTTAAAGAGCTGGAAGGTTTAAGGATGGCTGACGGAACACTTAACTTGGAAGTGGCTGATGACTTAATGGATGACGCAATAGAGTGGATGGGGGAGTTTGAAGAAGCAGCCTGTACGTGCCTAGGGGTAGAGTGGAATGGGAAATCAAAAGAATTTGTAGATAAGTGCAGAAAGCGGTACCTGAGCAGCACAGATAATAACATTAGTCAATATTCTGACATGCTAAAACGATAAAAGTTAGAGGAAGAGTAGACCTGCCGGGAGAGTGGGGAAGGTAAAAACACCCGACTAGTTCAAGTTACTTAAATCTAGAGTTTATAGAACTAAACTAGAACTAGCCTATGTGGGCCAGTATGTGGGCCAGTAAAAAAATCTATTTGATATCATTACATAAGTTTGGGTACCATATCCGAATGTATGTGGGCCATATGTGGGCCATATGTGGGCCATATGTGGGCCAGCAAATATTAGAACTAAACTAGAAGTAAAAACTAAAATGTAGTTTAGTTATAGTTACTTACCCTACTTTTGACCATTTTGTTTGTGGTATTTAAGCCACAACCTGGCCCAGATGTTAACAACTAACAGGTTTAGTCGGTGTTGGTTGGAATCTACAGTATCAAACGTAATAAAAGGAAACTAAAGTTCACTGGCCAACTTCTAGTTTAATTCTAGTACCTATATAATCAACTAGTTATAACCCCCCCGGGACACATATGGCCCAGATATAATTGGAGAGAAAAACTAGTTAAATTCTAATATAGTCAATACTTTAAGTCAGGGTGGGCCAGATGGACCACATAAATCAGTAAACTTTTATAATATCTGTACGATAAGTTATAATTATAACAAAATTAAAAAAAAGAGAGAAAAATAGATAAAGAGAAAAAGAGAGAAAATTTTTAAAAAGTTTTTGGAAAAATTTTTAGAGTTTTAAATCTAAAAATATCTTACAAGCTGTTTGAAAATCGGCCTAAAATGAAGGTAGAGATTTAGGGTTAAATTCTTACTTTTCGGTGACGGGCGGCGGCGGCGAGAGAATTTTAGAAAGATGTTATAAAGTAGAGAGCCAGGAAGAAGAATAGAGGGGTGAGGAGAGATGAGAGGATGAAGGCTATTTTATGGCGGTGTGAGTAGTAGAGGATTGTTAGCTTTGAGGGTTGCTGGATGGCTTGAGCGTAGAGATTTGGGTTTATAGGCTCTCTGAGGTAGGGAATTTGTTTTTTGTCTATCTGGTGCATTGTGGGCCTTATAACCTTAAAGGGTGTATTTGATTATACGGCACGATATCCGGGGGACTTTAGGTTTGCAGATTAAATTAGGAAAAAAGAGTATAAAAAAAGGCTCCAGGCATATCTAGATAGATATACCCGGAGCCCCAAACAACGAACAAAAGACAGATATAGGTTAGTATATCATAAATTTAAAGGCTGGTACTATAACCATTAGCATCAAAATAGTTTAAAATGTTTGCTACGTTATCGTTCTCCCAGAAAAGATCACGGATATGGTCGTGTAAATCCTCTACCAGGTAATATTCATCCATCTGGGATATTTCGGTTAACCCCTCTTCTGTCATCCAGTAGTATTCAAGTAAGGTTCCTACTTGATTATGGTCCCACCTACTTATTGGGGTAGTCATCCAGGCTGATAGTGAATTAGGGTATCTAGAGATAAACCCACTATATGAGGTAAATTTCTCTGCTATAAGTTTATCGAGACCAGACAAATCAACAGCTAGTAGCATTCTGCTAACTGATTGAGCCGGAATAGAGCAGAAGACTCTATCGGTTTCAAAGTTGTATTCACGGGGTGAAACTACTTCACTAAATTCTAGCTCTAATTCTAGTAATGCTTCTAAAGATTCTACGTATAACCGTGCATACTCGGTATGGATTTTCTTCCAGTCAACTAAGTTGTGTACTTGTTCTAGTAGCTCTGGATTTATTTCTCCGGAGTCATCAGAGCATTCTAGTTCTAGTCTACTTTCTATCTCTGAGCTATGGATTGAATCATAGAATCCGCTAAATGGAATGGTTGTTTGTTGTTTCATAGTTTTCCTTATTGATGTTTGTTGCTTGGATTAAAATAATCCTCAATCCGGGCTTGCAACCCGGATCAAGCATTATTTTAGTTGGCCGCGTTCGTTATATAACCACTCGTTGGCCTCTGATACTTCTAAAAAGTATTCTGCTGAACAAATATATTCGTATTCTCGTTCTAGTGAGATTCTAATTGTTTCGTTACAGTCGTTTAATACCTCGTTTAATGCATCAAACACTGTGATCATGAGTTTGGAGACTCTCGGTGATTGTTTAGAGTCGTAGTATAAGATGGAAGTAACTTCTAATCCTGGGCATCTATGCCTATAAGATTCTATGCTAAAAATCTTTATCGGATCAGGTTCATCAGCTAACATTTTAGCAACCCGGCAAAGACTTCTAATGTGCTCAAAGTCATTAAATCCTGATGACAAGTAATCGTGATGTTCTTGCTCGAATGCATTTCCAGGCAACTCTTGAAGTTCTTTAGCAGAGTAGAGACTGATTGTTTTTGTTTGGACCATAGTTCTACCTCTTAGTTTGTTGTTTGTTTTAGTTAACTAGTGCATTAATTATTTAAAGTAAGGAAGGGTTAAGTTTGTTGTTTTCATTTTCTCGGTGTCATAGTTATATGCCGCTATTGTGAAGGCTATCACTCCAACAGAGATAATTGAGATTAAAACAAAGAGCGCAATGGGTAGCACCGGTTTTAGTTTTTTATTTAATTTGTTCATTTTGTGGTTTTCCTTGTTGTTTGTTTGGACTAAAATAATCCTAAATCCGGGCTTGCAACCCGGATCAAGCATTATTTTAATGGGAAAAAATATAGACCTGATTTTCATGCTCGATTACCTCGTAATCGTGTTCTAGGTCCCTAGCGAATGCTTTATAGTCAAAGTACGGTTGTATACTTTCCGGAAGCTCAAAACATTCATCGGCAATCTCTGCTGCATACTCCTCGAACGAATTACAAGTAGTTATGTATCTATCTAAGATGTCTTGAATTTCACCGTCTTCTGATGACCAGTAAGCCAGTACAGCTTCTTGCTCGTAGTCTTCAAGCTCTAGGACTTCCCAGATTTTTGCATCAATATAGGACTCTGAATAGAGAGTGTCTGGGATGTCTTCTTTATCCTGAAACATCAACTCCGGATCATCTTCATCTTTATGCAATTCTCTGCAAGCTTCCAGGAACTCATCTTTATTCGAGTAGTTTTCTAGGTCTAGCCAATCTCCAAATAGTGATCCCTCGTTGTATTTTTTATATGTGCCTATGTATAACTTCATGGTTTTTCCTCGTTGTTTAGTTTGATTAGTTTTTTCTAACGATAAAGTGGCTGCTGTTTGGTCGCTCGCTTGGTTTGTACGAATGACAGTTAGCAGTTGTAGATTTTAATTCTACTTCTGAAACATGGACTATACTTGACTCAATCTCTTTTATTATTTTTTCGGCAAATTCTATCGCTCGGTCGATTGAGAAACATATAGTTCTATATGTCTTCTTGTTATGCTGTACGCTAATTAAATACATATTTACCTCTTTTGTTGTTTGTTTGGATTAAAATAATCCTCAATCCAGGTAGGTTTGCTACTTTGCTACCCGGATCAAGCATCATTCTACCTCTTCTACCCATTCATCCGGTATATCAATCAGAAGTGGGCATCCTGTTTTAGATTCTCTTTCCGGAATCTCCAGGCAGAGTGTATCGGTATCGGCTCTATCTTTGCTGTTGAATTCTGAAGCTAAGATGTCAGCTAGCTTGTCTAAGTTTACGTACTCTGAAGGTGTGTTTACGTTGTTTAAATACTCTGTTGCTAGCTCTTTTTTGTCTTGTTTTGTTAGTACTTTCATTGTGTTTGCTCCTGTTTTTCGTCATTAGATCAAAGTGATCCTCAATTCACTCAGTTAAGAGAGGATCAAGCATTACTTTATCCAATATTTATTCACTGCTTGGCGTTTGATCTCTGAGAGTATTTGCTGAGTTTGATTTTCAACATCATAGTGATCTGCGAGTTGGAGTGCTTTGCACTTGATTTGATTGCGACTAAAGTTATCAATTGCTCTGTCAAGTAAAGAGTCTAGACCGATTAAGTCAAAATATTGCTTGTTCAATTTCGCTTGTAAGGTCATTTCGTTCTCCGTGTTGTTCTCCCTGGCCATATCTCAAGCCGGGTTTCTTGCTATAGACCTCAGTATTACTCTTTTTCAATCCAGTTTTCGCTATCTACATCATAAACGACTTCGATCAAGTCCTGCTGTGACTCCCATTTAGAAGCTACATCTATGGCTCCCGTATTCTGATTCATGTAAACAGTGTCGGCAGACACTAAAAGATTAGCGGGATCTGATACGAATTCTAGAGCTTCTTCTTTTGAGTTGACGCCAAAAATTGGAAAAAGTTTGTCCGCTATTTTTTCATAATATCCGTTTTGTTGTGTTTCCATCATGTTTGCTCCTGTTTTTCGTCATTAGATCAAAGTGATCCTCAATTCACTCAGTTAAGAGAGGATCAAGCATTACTTTATCCGATCAACCATTTTTGATTCTCGTAGTCGTAAAACACGTTGTTAGGAGCTGGTATGTTCATCTCTTGCACGATACTAGCAAGTGCAATCCTTTCTTCTTGCGTCATTCTTTTGAGAAATGCGTTTAGTTCGTTTTGAGCAGAGGGACCTTTGTTCAGTATTTCGAGTGCTTTATCTATATTGTTCATTGTGTTTGCTCCTGTTGTTGTTGTTACTTTGCTACTTGGATCAAGCAAGTTCTCTATCTTTGATTATGTTTGAATATTCGTATCGTGTCAAATAAAACTTTAGACTTTTTCATGATAAAAGATCAGAAAACGCTATTGATCTGATTTTTCTATATTTTTTCTTTCAATTTGTTTGACTACTTCGGTTTGCCTCTCTCAATCTACTAAACAAACCCCAATTCCTAGATCGCTAGAATTCTGATTCTCGTGATCTAGATTTGAAATGCTCTTAGATTGCTGCTCAGGATGAGCTCTAAAAAAATTTGAGGCTATCCAATTTAATTATCGTAACATAGTACATCTTGACTAGTGTTCAGTGATATCAAGTACTTAGATGATTGATTGATTATTCTAGAATGAGTGGTCAGATTAGAGATAACTAACCGGAATTATTAGAAAAAAGGAATCCATTAAATCGAGGAGACAGGCCGGAAAAAATCGAAGATGCCCCCCGGTATTCGCCTCCATATGTACATACGTTCTAGATTTTCTCGTCAAACACGTAGTCATCTTATTTGTTTGATTACCCCGGCTAGCCTGGTAGTCTCTCCGGTTAGCCGGGCCGGGCAGTAGTCTCTCCGGTTAGCCGGGCCGGGCAGTAGTCTCTCCGGTTAGCCGGGCCGGGCAGTAGTCTCTCCGGTTAGCCGGGCCGAGTAGTAGCCAAGTAGTCTCTACGGCTAGCCGGGTAGTAGGCTAGTAATCATCTTATTTGTTTGGTTGCTCCGGGTCGAAAAGTAGGCTACTATCCCCAGACGGCAGTGTGGATGCTTATAGGGTAGTAAGTTACCCGAACTTTATTAACATAAAGCTAAGCGGCCAAGCAGCCATACTGCCCCTTGAGCTAATACACCTTCCCGAAGTATAATAAACCTATGTCAATAGAGAGAGGATTCGATGAGCTAGATGAAGAGCTAGATACTGATGAGGACACCGAGCCACGCGAAGAGGATGACGGTGACTTAGCCGTGTCTATTATGGATAAGGCATCCGGTACTCTACGTAATGTCTCTCCACCTAAAGTAACACTAAAGTATGTTGACGGTACGAGCACAGAAGTAGAAGTAGTTGATGCGGATGCTCAGACTTCGTTTCTAGTTCTACACATGCTACACCAGGCATGGTCTCAGGTAGGAACTATAAAAGGAGTGTGCGACCTGGCCGGGTCAACCATGAAGACACTAGAGACAAGAAGAAAGTTATTAAATAAACAGTATGGTGCGATACCTTCCGAATCAGGAAACAGCAAAAAAGTATTCTCTCTCGATTGAGTATGCTTTAAAGAACACTCCTGGATTTAGACCTCTACCACTTGAAGAGTTCATATCTACAGAATCTATTTCTCTGGCATGCTTTTACTCAGAAGAGGAAGTCTTTGATTGGATAGCAGATGATGATAAGTGCTTTGGACTGCTACTCCAGAATGGAATGTGCCTTGTCCACCCGGATGGCTTAATTGAAAAGATAAGAGATAAGTTCATGAGAACTATAAAACTGGATATGGAAGCAGTAAAGAAGCATATCACTCCGGCCCGAATAACCGTTTCATCCCTTTAAGTAATCCTGATGTTGGTCTAATACTAGATTTAAAGTTAGCTTTCGGTGGGGATGGTTTTTGGTTCCGTGCAATCGTGTTCATGTACTCTAAATCTCTTCTTTTGTACGAATGATTTAATTGTTGGAATGCTTGAAACTTCTCGTCTGCAAATGAGTCTACCTGCACAATCTCCTTTCTATCTCCCACAGTAAAACCTAGACGCATAATAGCAGCCTGCAATGCCAGTGCTGCGGCATCGGCTTCATCTGGACTGTGCGCCATTGACGGGCTTATAGCAGACATCCTACTCCTATAAACACTCTTCGGTTCTAAGACCTTTTTTAGTGTCTTCTCGTTAAGAATCATTAACCTGGAAGTTAATTGGTTAATGGTAGTTGAATCTAATCCTCGAATCTGGTCTGTTTCTATATAGGCTCTAAAGTCTGTCCAAAGCTCTGCTGAGTTCTTAATTGTTATATCAAATGATTTCTGTCTTATCTGACCACCACGGGTAGAGTATATCTTTATCGGCATAAGAGCTGAGTTTGCTTTTAACCGGATTACTTCTGCTAGTGCTCTTCCTTGTCCGTTAGCATCAACGCATAGATGGTCTAGTGGTACACCGTAGCTACTTAAAATCTGGTTTACTTGTTCAGCAATTTGAATCTCAATGCTCTTATTATCTACTGCTGATATCGCTATCCTAAAGAGTAGTGATTCTCCCATGTAATCAAGAAGAACCTGACCGTTACTAGCATGCCCCATAACTGCTAAGCGCAATATACAAGCATCCCCTCCGGTAGAAAATGCGGGGTCAAGACCAGCTACTGTTTTAAGTGGATAAGAGCCGGACCACTCAGCACTCCTAATAATACTTAACTCCGATAAGAACTGAGTAGATACTACTGTTTCATCGGCACTCTCAGACCGCCAAAAGCCCAAAACAAACCGCCAGAATGAATCAGAGTCTGCTCCCCAGACTTTTTTCTTCTTCTCAATCTCATCTTCGGTGATTAAGAACTTTCCAAGTAGTTTTCTTTTTTGCGGGTCGGGGTCTGTGATAGCCGGAGAGTTGTAACAAGAAAAGAATAAACAGACTCCTTTGTCGTGCGTGGTCTCCCATTTAGTATCAACCATTGGGTCAATACTTTTTCTTCCTTCTTTTGGGGTCGATAAAGCACCGTGTGTATCATTCCAGGATGAAGAGTTACCGATACACATTAGCTGAAACCACGGAGCAGTCTCTAAGTTAGCCACAGCATTTAGAATTGCTGGCGGCATATCAGTCCCTTCATCTAAGACTACCATTAGAGCGTTTTTTGGGTGACGACCAATCCACTCTCTAATTGAAGTCTCATCATCTCCACGTTTTGCAGCTACAGCAAACATACCGTGAATGGTATCGTTTTTGTGGTGGAGTATTTTAGGAGGCTTTCCGGTATAATGTGTAAACTTTAAATCTAGTTCTGAGGTACGAATTAGCATAGTGATGTACCCCCAGATACGCCCGGATAGAGACTCCAGAGTCGTACTAGCTACCACACAGGTTCTTCCTCTTTGGTCAGCTAACCAGAACAATAAAGCTATTTTAGCGGCATCGTATGACTTAGCTGTCGATGCGCCCCCGGCATAACTGATAAACTTCCAGTCATCACAGTGTGCTCTAAATCTATCCTCTGTCCAGCTGTGCCAGACAGTCTTTGGCCAGAGATAATCGTGCATGGCTTTAAAGTGCTTATAGCGGATACTGGGGTTTCCAGATTCTCGGTAGAGCTTTCCGTGGATAGAAAATGGGTGGCAGATAGGAAACTTATTGCCATAAACCTCTACACACTCTACAATTTCTCCAGAGCTGGTCTCAATATTCTTTATTTCCCAGCCTTCATTTGCTATGAGTTCTTTTATGTTCATGAAGTTTAAACCTTTTATCGGCCCTAAAGAGTATAAGTTTCAGGACCCGGACTTACCACACAAGGTATATAATTCTGCTACTAAAGAAGACCTAATAAGGCAAATAGAATCTTTCCGCACCCAAAATAGACTAGAGCCAATCCTACGATTAAGTGATACAATAGATAACTATCTCTGTAGTTTACCAGAGAATACCGGTTCGTGTGAAGCAGCAAAGATGATTAATAGAAGTTTTCTAACGTATGTAAAGGGAGGAGTAGCGCTACTAAAGCACATATTCGGTCCGGGCTCTTTTAATACTCCTCAAGCGGTAGCAGAAAAAAGAGCTTCTATCTGCATTGACTGTAAGTATAATGTGTTTCCGGACAAGAAAGGGTTTGTAAAGTGGTCAGACCATGTAGCAGAGCAAACTACTAATGGAAGAACTACCACTCTTCATTCTTACTTAGGAAACTGCGAAGTATGTACTTGTGTACTAAAAGCAAAAGTTTTTTATAGTGGTAGTGATAAGTTCACTAAAGAGCAAACTGAAAAGATGAAGTCTGTCGGTTGTTGGCAGGTAAGTAATAGATAGAGTAATTGTTTATGAGCAACGATCTACAGAGCACACATGACGGGTCAGGCAGAGCGCCAATAGTAGCTACTGAGTCCGGGGAGTTAAAAGCTCCTGAAAATATAATGACCAATATCTGGACCGTCCGAGCTATTTACTCGCGGTTAAGAACACAGCATTTAGAAAGAATAGAACTATACTCATCAATTAAAGGGATGATTGATGGTAACCCTCCATACGACCCAGAAGAGCTAGAGCAAAATGGAATTGACCATATCGCTAACTTTAATGATATGTCATCTAGCTCTACGTTTGAGAGAGCAGCGCTTGCTCACTGGAACTTACTTAACCAAACTCAAAGTTTTGTAAAGTTCTCACTTCATTTTCCAGGTGAACCAAATGCTCCAAAGTACGCAGAGATAATGTCTCGTAACTTTGACTATGTAGTAAGAAAGTGGCCACCATTTGAAAAGAGAGTAAATAGACTTGCAGGTCAACTTGTTCAGCTAGGAGTTAGTCCGGTTATCTGGCCAGACGAACTAGACTGGAGGTGGAGAGTTGTAGACTTATCAAAACTATTTGTTCCGGACCAAGCGCCAGATGACACCGAGCTCTTAACCTTCTTTGCAATAGAATCTACGTTTGATGTGCAATATCTTTTTCAGGTGTACGAGAAGTTTAAAGATAAACCAGAAGATAAAACTCTTTGGAATGTAGAAGAACTAGAGAGACTTCTTTTACACTTTGCTAATCAGCACTCTAAGGATAGATCGACAAGTTTTGTAGATATGGTCGAGGTGCAAAAGAGCATTCAAAATAATGACATGAACTATGGAGACTTCTTAACCGATAACATCCGGGTGGTATCATTTATCCAGAAAGAATACAGCGGAAAGTACAGCCACTACATGTTTCATGTCTACTATGATGGTGGGGACTTCTTATTTAAAGCAAGTGAGATATTTGAAAAGCTAGAAGACTTTATTGTCTTATTTACTGCTAGTCCAGGCGAGGAGACAATTCATGGTAGTAGAGGGGTGGGGCACAGAATGTACTCGACCTCTCAAGCTATGATGCAGCTAAACTGCTCAATAATTGATATGGCCCGGATGAGCTCTACTCCATTCTTAAGAGGTGCTCCAACCCAGGATTCGAGTGCGCTTAGAGTCTTTCCGGGTGTTCCAACCCATATCGGTAATACTGACTTTGTTCAAACAAATTTTGGAGCAAATATTAGTCAGCTAATTGGTGCATCGGACTTTTTACAATCAAGACTAGAGTTTAATATTGCTAACGCTGGAGACAACCCGGCTATTCCCGATTCAAATGAGCAGGGGTCATTGGCTCCGAGTCAGGCTAGATCTATGGTGTTTAAAGAGCACGGTATTTTAAAGAACCATATAAAGCATTTTTACAATAAGTTTGATTTAGTAATAGTTAATATGGTCTCTCGGATGCTTAAGTCCAAAGAAGGGCAACCTGGACATAAATGGGCTAAAGAGTGGAAGAGACGGTGCGTAGCAGATGGAGTACCAGAGTTTATATTTAATAATTCAAATACTAGGGATATAAATCCACTAACAGGATTACCGTTGTTTCTAGATGTTAAAGCATCAAGAGTCGCAGGCGACGGTTCAACTGTCGGTCAGATTATGGGATTACAAGAGCTTACCGAGCTCTTAGGTGGAGATATTGGGGGACCAAGAGAGGTTAAAGCGTATAGAAGACAAGCAGTATTAGCTACTCTCGGCTCAGAGTACTTAGATGAATATATGCAAGAGTCAAGTGAAGCAGATGAGCGTGCCGGTGGAGCAAGTTTAGCAGCCCTAGAAAACGCGGTTATGGAAGATGGAAGAGCGCCAGTGTTCTCTCCGGATAACGAGCACAGGAGCCATACGGTAACACATATCGCTCTTGGTTCTGAGATTATAGATAGACTACAGCAACAGCAGATGGACCCGGTTCAAGCTGACAAAGTTTTTCATGTGCTTGTTCCGCATATGCAGCAACACTTTCAAGCAGTGCAAGTCAGCCCGTTTAACGCAAGCTTTGCGGCTCAGGTAGAGCAACCGGTTATGCAGATTGCAAACTACGCACAGCTTAATAGAAAGAATGCTATGGCTATGCTAAAATCACAAGAAAAGCAGCAAAGACAAAATGCAGAGCAACAGCAAGAAGCAATGACCGATGCTCAGAGGAAGGATTTCATAGCAGCAAAAGACGAGGAGAGAAAGAATTATCAGTTGCAAGCTAAAGAAGAGAGAACAGCAGAAGCGCAAAAAACCAGAGCTGACATAATGCGAGAAAAAGTACATCTGGATGCTCAGAATCAGAAAAGAAAGGTAGAGCTAGAAGCTAACATTAAACAAAATAAAGCTGCTAACGAGATGAATCTAGCTGAGATACGAGCGAATATTCAAAAGATAAAAGGAGACACTCCTTCGCCAGCGGACATAGAATAGTATGAAGAAAACAGTAGAAGAGTTTAAAGAGGATATGTTAAGCGGTCTTGGTTCTTACCAGGAAGCAGTAGATATCTTTATGCGGTTAGGTTTGTACGAGTTTCTTCTTGAACGTGCATTACCGATTAAGTCCCCAGAAGATAGTCCAAACCATGATAGTCTTAGCTTAATTGAGATTGGGCGTGTTAGAGGGTACAACGAGTGCATTACAGATATGTTTGAGTTTAAAGAAACATACTTGTCTGCTGTGAAGAAGGGAGCACCTATTAGGCCTACTTTTGGCGGTATTAGTCATGCGATATCTAGAGGGGATCTTAGCCCGGAAGAAGCAGCTGAGTTGTTAAAGAAAAAGCTAAACGGACAAAAGAGTTCTATGTCTAACTAACATTAAATAGGGAGGTGATCATGCCAGGAATCTATGCAGGTAAATCAAAGAAAGGCTCTACCGATAAGGTAAAGAGCACTATGAAAAAAGGAAAGAAAGGTAAAAAGAAAATGAAATAAACCTTTCTTTAATGTACTTCTAACCATCACTACACTCTAGGGACTTTTTATGAATAACAATGATAATCAAACTAACTCTTCTACTCCAACTAATCAGGCACCGGGTAAACCCCCACTAGCTGACCACCGGGCGCAACTTCCAAGTGGGGTAAAGAACACTAACGTACATGGGAACCCATTTCAAAATAGTGTAAATAGTATCATGGGTGATGTGCTTACTCCGGATGTTATGTCTGCTGAACCTTCCGGGGAGGGCCAATCTCAAGATAGTCAGCAGACCCAACAACCACAACAACCACAAAGTAGTGCAGAGCCTAAGCTCTCATTAAACTTTGATGAGATGTTGAATATATCCAGTAGTCCGAGAGTGGCTCAGACAGATGTAGTTGAGCCGGATATATTTAATAAAGAAGATGAAACAAAAGAACCTCAAAGCAGTGATGACCAGGATGCTCAAGGTTCTGAAGATTCCGGTGAGGACCAGGAGAAAGACTCAAAAGCTCCAGAAGCTAATTTAAGGAAGCTAGGTAGAAAGTATTCTGAAACAAAGTCAGCACTTGAGCAGAGAGATCAAGAGATTCAAACACTTCAAGAGCGTATAGCAAAGTACGATAAAGGAGAGGAAGTCCCACAAGCACTCTCTGATAGGCTATCTAGACTACAGAGGTATGAGCAGTTAGTAGATTTAAAGTCGTCTGAAGAGTTTCATGAGACAAAGATAAAGCCACTAGAAGAGCTAAAAGAGGGGCTAACCGGGTACTTAGAAGACTACGGAATGAGCGAAGATGAAGCTGATAAGCTTCTTTCTTTTGAGAATCAGGCAGAATTAAACAGATATCTGAGCTCGAAGTTTGATGCTACTGGGGCATTAGAGGTCAAGGTAAAGCTAGCTAAAATTAGAAAGCTTCAAAGAGAGATAGAGCAAGCTGAACAAGAGCCGGGTCAAGCATTAGAGAGAATGATTGCAGATACCCGCAACCAGAGAGAGGCTCGAAAGCAGCAGTCAAGAGAGAAGATTAAAACTGTAGCTGAGGGTTCTCTTAGAAAAGCTCTGTCAAAAATTAAAGAAGACGGTAAGTTTCAAGAGCTAATCTTTAGGGAAGGAGACGAGGAGTTTAACAATAAGTGGGTAAAGCCTCACATCGAGAAAGCTTCTAAAGATTACGCTCAGATTATAGGAAAGCTTGTAGAGCTAGGGGTTGATGATATGCCAGAAGACTTAGCGTATGCTTTAAGTATGCAGTCTTTACTGACAGCTATCTCAGCTACATCAACTGAATCAAGAGAGGCTGCTCTAAAGTATGCGAACAATTTATCTTCCAATGTAGAGCGTGATGCAGCTTATTATAGGCCACACATCGGAGGGTCTGGCACCGGGTTTAGTTCTCCGGCTGCTCCAAAAGGTAGAGATCAAACTCTACATGAAGGATTGGATGGGATCTTAAGCGATGTCTTTAAGGGCCGCTAGGAAATAAGGCTATTGCATCAACTTTCTTTTTATAAGATAATTACTAGTGCGAGGGCGGTCTTGCGTTAAGAAGCCATGTCTCCTGGTCACATGTAAACTACCGGGCATAAGCGTTAGAGTAATCTGACTACGGTAGCTCCGTTATAGCTGCTTAGAGAAATATAAATAAATTGGTAGTAGCTTTAGCTACTAACAGTTGACGTGTAATTTTTCTATCATGCGAGGAG